ACAAGCAGTTTTAGTTATTGCTGGGTATCAATACAAGGCTGCTTTTGTAGCAGACCAAGAGATTAATATGGTTGCTTGTTTAACCGAAGTAATGGCAAATTGTAAATTTAAATAAAGGAGAATAATGAAAGCATATGCCTAAAAAAGAATACTATTTAAAAAATAAAGAACGATATAAAGAAAACAGTAAACAATACCGTTTAAAAAACCCAGAATACCAAAAAGAATACCGTTTAAAACATAGAGAACAAATGTTAAAACTTCAACAAAAATGGCGTTTAAAAAATAAAGAACACATTAAAGAATACAATTTAAAAAATAAAGAACATATGAAAGAACTAAAGGCAGAATGGTATTTAAAAAATAAAGAAAGAATAAATGAAAAAAACAAACAGTGGAAATTAAACAATCCAGAATATATGATAAAATACCGTTTAGAAAATAAAGAACACATTAAAGAATGGAGAAAAGGATACTGGAAAAAAAGAAGCCGAACGGATCCCAATTTTAAAATATTAGATATTTTACGAAGCAGATTGCGAGCGGCTTTAAAAGGAGCAAATAAATCTAAAAGAACGATGGAACTTCTTGGCTGTACCATTGATGAGTTATGGACTCATTTAGAATCTAAATTTGAACCGTGGATGACACGAAAAAATCACGGAGAATGGCACGTAGACCATATTATACCTTGTGCTAAATTTAACCTAATAGATCCAGAACAACAACGCATATGTTTTCATTGGAGTAATTTACAACCTATGGAGCCTATTGCGAATCTAAAAAAAGGAGCAAGATGAACGCATTACTACAAAGCATACAAAGGTTTCATTCTAAACTTTTTACAAAGCTTTCAGAAAAAGCAAAGACATCAAAATGGTGGGCAATATTATTAAGCCTTGCTGTATTATATGAAATTGTTGAACATATAGTTTGGCCAATATTAGTACCATATCTAGTTTATATGCAATGGTTTAAATAATGAAAACTAGAGAAGAAAAAATGGGAGATAAAGGAGAGGACATAGTTAAGAAATTTTTTATTGAACAAAAGATTCCAATATTTAAATCTGAGGATAAATATGATAGTATAAAAGATTTTTTTCTTTTTGAAAATAAAACACTTGAAGTAAAAACACAAGTTCCTTTTGTAACTAGAAAGTGTTTTACAATAAAAGACAATCACCAATTACAAAAATGTGAAAATGCTGATTATCTTATCTATGTTCAAGCACCTACATTTTATAAAAATAAAGACCCATTATTTAATGAGGCAGCTATATATCAAATTGACAAAGATTTTGATTGGTATAGGTATACAACTAAAAAAAAATTAGATATGATTTTAATTTCTATGGACCAACCTAAAGTTAGAAAATTAATAAAATTTAATGGTGAAGATAAAGAATATTTAAGAAAACTCGGAACGAAGTTTTAAAAGATGTACGAGCTAAAAGATTACCTAAAAGCAATTAACGAATCAAAAGAGAATTTGTTAGACACAACTGATCCAGTGTGGGAAAAAAAGTTTCCACCCTTTGTGATTAACCGTTGTTTATCTATGTTCTATGATACGATAATGCATAGCAATGAAATGAACGGTTTGCATTTTCTCCCTAAGCGTATGCAGTTTCATTATTTCATAAATAGTATACGAAAGAAAAGGCGATTTGGAGGTAAGTGGTTATCACAGACCAAGTTGAAGAACCTAGACATTGTAAAACGTTATTATGGATATAGCAATACAAAGGCAAAGGAAGCTCTCAACATACTTACAGATGACCAAATTGAAAGTATTAAATTAAACCTTATACAAGGTGGGAGAAAGTTTAAATGAGTGATGAAATAATTAGTTGGTCACAAAGCGATATGCTAGAGGTGACTATAAAGCAACCTGACGATTTCTTAAAAGTTAGGGAAACATTGACAAGGATAGGTGTAGCAAGTCGTAAAGACAAAACGTTATTCCAATCGTGTCATATATTACACAAACAAGGCAAATATTATATAGTCCATTTCAAGGAATTATTTGCATTAGATGGTAAAAAATCAACATTAACTCAAAACGATATTCAAAGAAGAAATACTATATCTTTATTACTACAAGATTGGAGTTTGATAGATATTGTTAAAAAAGAATCAACAGAAGACAAAGCACCATTGAGTCAAATAAAAGTATTACCTTTTAAAGAAAAAAAAGAATGGACGTTATCTGCTAAATATAATATAGGTAAAAAAGTGGACGATAAAAAGAAAAAAGAAGAAAAAAAAGAAGAACCAGTACCAACAACTAGTCCATCAACAGATGAATAAATGCAGATATCAAAGTTCAAAGACTACATAACAGAAGCAAAAACTTCCGGATCATATAGATTAATCATTATATCAGATGAACCTGAAAATGATTTAAACTTCCATACAGCTAAAAACTTATTGAAACAAGCAGATAAGCTTGGTCATAAGTCATACATCTATAGAAACACAGGTGGTTATGTAACTGTTGAAGATGATGGAGAATTGTATTTCCATAATCAAGATGACAAAAAAGGATTTAGAGTATCAGCAAGAGATTCAATTGCTATTATAAGAGGTTCAGTAGTACGTAGAGATAGTTGGATGGACTTGGTATCAAGATTAGAAAAACACCAAGTGTGTGTAGTTAATAGTAGAGAATGTGTTAGTATGTGTGCCGACAAATATAGAACTTCATTAAGATTAGCAGACTATGGTATTAGACAACCTAAATCAGTATTGGTAACTGATCCAGAAAATTCAATGCAAGCATTTGATAGTTTGGAAGATAAGTTTCCTGTTATCTTAAAGACATTAAGAGGTTCAAAAGGTGTTGGTGTTTTGTTTATTGAATCAGAAAAAGCATTAGATTCAATTGTACAATTACTTAACAAACAAGATGAAGATTCCGATATACTATTACAACAATACATACCAACTAAATGGGATGCTAGAGTTTTAGTATTACAAGGTAAAGTATTCGCTGCTATGAAAAGATACGTAGTGCAAGGAGATTTTAGAAGTAATGTATCAAGAGGTGCAGAAGTAGAAGAATTAACTTTAACAAAAGTAGAAATAGAAGAAAGTTTAAAAGCTGCTAAGGCAGTAGATGGTCAATGGGTAGCAGTAGATTTTATACCATCAAAAGATAGAACTAAAGAACAACCATTTGTTATTGAAGTTAACTCTTCACCAGGTACAGAAGGTATAGAAGAAGCAACAAAAAGAAATTTAAGTAAAGAAATTATACAACACTTTGAAAATAGAGAACATTGGAAAAAAGTTCCTAGTATGTGTGGGTATAAAGAAGTTGTCTACATACATCCATTTGGACGTATAGTAGGTAAGTTTGATACAGGTAATTCAGGTACGTCTGTTATACACGCTGATAAAATAAAAAAATCAGGTGGTAAAGTTACTTGGTCGTTAGAAGGTAAGACACTAACAAACGATATCATACGTAAGCAAACAATTAAAGTAGGTGGTTTAAGAGATTATAAAGAAGAAAGAATAGTAATAAAACTTGATGTAAAATTTGCAGGTGGATATTACAAAGAAGTGGAATTTACTCTTGATGATAGGGATGAGAAATCAAAAATCTTATTTGATAGAGAAACAATGAATCGTTTTAACGTAATGGTTAATCCGAATCGTAAATATATAATAACTACAAAGTATAGTTTAGATGACAAGAAAGGAGAAAAGTAAGTAAGATGAGTATAAAAGGAACAGTAAAATGGTTTAATGAAACTAAAGGATATGGTTTCATTGCTAGAGAAGATAAAGAAAAAGATGTATTTGTTCACTCTTCAGCAATCAGACAAGCAAATCTGACATTGAATGAAGGTGATGAAATAACATTTGAAGTTGAACAAGGCGATAAAGGCCTTTCAGCTATTAATTTAAGTAAGTAATAAATTAAAAACATAGAGTTGTAAAGGACTACAATGGCGGACAGAACACAGGAAGAGATTGCTGAAGACATTAAATTTGTCTTGAAGGATAAGATAGCTCCTTCTGTTGCTCAACACGGTGGGTTTATAAATTATAAATCCTTTGATATGGATTCAGGTACAGCAACATTAGAACTAGCAGGCGCTTGTTCAGGTTGTGCTATGTCAAAAATGACTTTACAACAAAGTGTGGAAGATATGCTAAAGCATTATGTTCCAGAAGTTAAGGCAATCGTGGGAGAAGATGATGAAAAAGCAGAAGAACAAGGCTATAGTCCCTTTGTACCACGAGGCACCATTGACAATTAATAAGAAATGGTGTATATTATAATTAAGGAGAAATATAATGGCTAGTGAAATACAACTATTACGCCTAACAACAGGCGAAGATGTTATTGGCAACATCACAAAAAACGAAAACACAATTACAATAGAAAAAGGATGTGTACTTATACCTAGACAACAAGCTCCAGGTAAACCAGTAACTTTAATGCTAACACCTTATGCACCTTATAGTGAAACTAATACTATAGATATTAATAAGGATGTTGTTGTGTCGTTTTCAAAACCTAAAAAAGATATACAAGATACTTATATCCAAAGTACTTCATCTATTGTAACACCTAAAAAACAGTTAATAACTGAAACAGGTTTACCTACATTAGATAAGTGATAGATGTATATTTTGTAAGGGACGGATCAAAAATTCGTGTTCAGGCCAAAGAAGGTTTGACAGCGATGGAGGCAGCGAAATTTGAATCATACGTACCTATACCAGAAATTCCAGCAGATTGTGGCGGCAACTGTATGTGTTGTACGTGCCACGTATATGTTGATGAGCAATGGGTAGACAAAGTACCAAAACAATTAGACTCTTCAATAGAAGAAGAACAATTAGAATATGAAAAAGGATATAAACCAGGTGTTAGTAGATTAAGTTGTCAAATAAAACTTACTAAAGACCTTGACGGTTTAGTCCTACATTTGAGACCAGATGAACTTTTATAAAAATGTAATAGAATATAAAGGCAAACTACTTGTTAGAGGAGTAAGAGATAGTAAAGAGTTTAAAGAGAAGGTTAATTTTTCTCCAACATTATATTCTGTATCACAACAACAAGAAGAATTTAAATCATTACAAGGACATAATCTAAAACCTATTAATTTTTCATCTATTGATTCTGCTCGTAGATTTAAAAGAGATATTGCTACTAAAAATTCACCTGTCTATGGACTTGATAGATACCATTATCAATACATCAATGAAGAGTATCCAAAACAAGTTAAGTGGTCAAAAGAATTAATTAAAATCTTCACACTTGATATAGAAACAACTTGCGAAAATGGATTTCCAGAAGTAAATAATCCACTTGAAGAACTAATATGTATTACAGTTAAGAATCAAACAAATAAACAAATTATAACCTGGGGTATCGGTGCATTTAAAACAGATAGAAAAGATGTAACTTATATTCAATGTACAGATGAAAAACATTTGATAATGGAGTTTATGAAATTTTGGTTGAAGAACTATCCAGATGTTATTACAGGTTGGAATACTAAATTTTTTGACTTACCTTATTTAATGAATAGAATTAGATTAATTGCAGGTGCCAAAGTTGCAGATAGAATGTCGCCTTGGAACTTAATTAATAAAGAAGAAATAATTGTAAGAGGTAGACCAAATACATATTATTCATTGTATGGTATTGCAATGTTAGATTATCTTGACTTGTATAAGTGGTTTATTCCAGCAAGACAAGAGAGTTATAGACTAAATCATATAGGTCAAGTTGAACTAGGTGAATCTAAAGTAGATAATCCATATGATACTTTTAAAGATTTCTATACAAAAGATTTTCAAAAATTTGTAGAGTATAATATTCAAGACGTAGAAATAGTTGACGCATTAGAAGACAAGTTAGGTCTAATTGATTTATCTTTAACCTTTGCATATGAAACTAAAGTAAATTATAATGATATTTTTTCACAGGTAAGAGTTTGGGATACATTAATTGCAAACCACTTGATGACAAAAAAGATTTGTGTACCTCCTAGAGAGGACCACATAAAGGACGCCAAATATGAAGGTGCGTATGTGAAAGAACCTAGACTTGGTATGCAAAAATGGGTGGTGTCTTTTGATATCAACTCTCTTTATCCACATATTATTGTACAATATAATATTTCTCCCGAAAAGATATTAGGTGTTAATCCATCTGGTGTTTCTGTGAATAAAATGTTGAGTAAGAAGACGCCCCTAGATTATTTAAAAACAGAAGGTGCCTGTATAACACCTAACGGTGCAATGTTCAAAAGAGATAGTCAAGGGTTCTTACCTGAAATGATTGAAAAGATTTATAAAGACCGTGTGATATATAAGAAACGTGAGTTAAAAGCACAAAAAGAATATCAAAAGAATCCAACAAACGAATTAAAAAAAGAAATTGCTAGATGTCATAATGTACAATGGGCAAGAAAGATTGCTTTGAATAGTTGTTATGGTGCAATAGGTAATCAATACTTTAGATACTATGATATAGCACAAGCAAGTGCTGTAACTACAGCAGGTCAATATATTATAAGAAATATAGAACAAAAAGTAAATGAATATCTAAATCAAATATTACAAACACACAACGAAGTAGATTATGTACTAGCGTCTGATACAGATTCAATTTATGTATCGTTTGATAAACTTGTAGAGAAGACTTGTAAAGATAAAACAGACCAACAAGTATGTGATTTTCTTGCCAAGGTATGTGATAACAAATTAGAACCTTTTATTGCAAAACAATTTGAAGACATTGCAGATTATACTAACGCATTTAAGAACGCAATGGTTATGGCACGTGAAGTTATTGCGAACAAAGGTATATGGGTTGCGAAAAAAAGATATATGTTAAATGTATTAGATGAGGAAGATGTAAGATTGTCTGAACCTAAATTAAAGATTATGGGTATAGAGGCAATTAAATCTTCAACTCCACAAGTGTGCCGAGGTAAGATTAAAGAAGCAATTAAAATAATTATGTCAAAAGAACAATCTGATTTACATAAGTTTATTGCTGATTTTAAAACAGAATTTATGAGTATGTCTGCTGAGCAGATATCCTTTCCAAGGTCTTGTAATAATATGAGAAAATATGGTAGTAGTAAAGATGTGTTTATCAAAGGTACACCAATACACGTTAAAGGTTCTTTGATTTATAATCATCAAATAAAAGAATTTGGATTGCAAAATAAGTATCCTTATATACAAGAAGGAGATAAGATTAAGTTTATTAAATTACTACAAGCAAATCCATTTAAGTTTGATGTGATTAGTTATATAACTAAACTACCAAAAGAGTTTAAGCTACAAGAATATATTGATTATGAAATACAATTTGAGAAAACTTTCCTAGACCCTATGAGATTTATATTAAACTCAATAGGTTGGGAACACGAAAAGAAAGCAAGTCTGGAGGCATTTTTCTAGTGAATAATATGTTTGACGCATTTACAGTTTGTATGGGAATAGTATTTGCTTATAGAATAGGAGAAGTTTTAGCAATGACTAAAATAAAATTTGCAACACTAATACTATGGTTGTTAGCAATAAAAATAGTGATGGTAAGTTATGTTAATTAATGACGAAAGTTTAAAACATTTAAAAACACTTGAAGATAATACATTTGATTCGTGTGTGACCGATCCACCATATCATTTGGCTTCTATACTCAAACGATTTGGTCCAGGTCAAAAAGGTATTAATAATAAAGATGAGAAGGCAGGACGTAATGGTCCTTATCATAGAGCGGCAAAAGGATTTATGGGACAGACTTGGGACGGTGGTGATATAGCATTTAATAAAGAATTTTGGAAAGAAGTTTATAGAACAATAAAACCAGGTGCAGTATTATTAGCATTTGCTGCCACTAGAAACTATCATAGAATGGCAGTTGCAATTGAAGACGCTGGGTTTGAAATATTTGATATGATACAATGGTTATATGGTAGTGGTTTTCCTAAAAGAAAAAACTATTTAAAACCTGCGTGTGAACCTATTGTAATGGCACGTAAGGGTGTTAATAAAAGTTTAAACATAGATGAGTGTAGAGTGCCTGGATATCAATGGGACACAACTAAAAACAGAAGAGATTCTAAAAAACATAAAGAAGCAATTTATAAATTAGGTTTAAAAAAAGAAGGCACAGGAGAAAAAATAGATGGTAGATATCCTGCTAATGTTATACACGATGGATCAGATGAAGTGATTGAAAGTTTTCCTAAACAAGCTACATCAGGTCATTGGCCTAGTGTTAAAGTTACAGGTTATGGTAATATGGGTAAGAATATAGGTGGACAAAAGACAGCGAAAGAAGAATACTTTGGTTCAGGTCCACAAGTAAGAGAAGATGGTTCAGTTGCAAGATTTTTTTATTGTGCTAAAGCAAATAAAAAAGAAAAAGGAGATACAGAACACCCTACAGTTAAACCTTTAACATTAATGAGATACCTAGTTAAGTTAGTTACACCTATAAATGGCACAGTATTGGATCCATTTGCAGGTACAGGTACTACTGGTGAGGCAGCATTATTAGAAGGTAGAAAATATTATTTAATAGAAAGAGAAAAGAATTATTTTAAAGACATAGAAAAGAGATTAAAGAAAGTGAATAAGTTTTTTGTATGATATTATTGTCATTGACTTTATCAGCGTTATGTGTTATAATACCAGCACTATTATTAATTATGTGGAACAATGAAAAACCTAGACCTTAAACAGTACGCAAACGAAAATAGATTGCCTATAATGGATTCTATTCAATTTAAAAATTGGACAGATGAACTAGGTAAAGAAAAATTTAGAGAACTATTATCAGAATATATTGCTGAATATAGACCAGCATTTCCTTTAATGCACGTTTCATATGATACTATGAAAAAGAATATAATACAATTAAGTAAATTTAATACTAGTAAAATTTGTACACCTAAAGAACAAAGTCATAAAGATATCTTTGAAAAATATGATGACTATAAGTATCCATATTCAAAATATGGTTTAGGATTAATTGATGCTCCTTCAACATATAATAAGTGCAGTAATTATTTTCATCAAGAGTTAAGATTAAATTGTTCAAGTTATAGTTTTAGAGCACCAATTGAAGTTTTTAAAAATGGTAATGCAAGAGATATATGGAAGTGTTTAGGTGCATTATGGAGAGGTGTGAATAGTAGCAAAGATTTATCACCAGGTAGTTATAGAGAAGCAATAAGATTAGGTACATATATTGCAACACAATTTAAACCAGTTGTTGCAAAAACAATATACGATATGACCGAGGCAGAAACAGTATTAGATACGAGTTGTGGTTGGGGAGATAGATTAGCTGGTTTCTTTGCTAGTAATGCAACACATTATTATGGTTGTGATCCTAATCCAAATACGTATAAGAATTATCAAAAACAAATAGAAGAGTATAGTAAATTCTTTAAAAACAAAACTGTTAAGATATGGAATTGTGGTGCAGAAGATTTACCTTATAACGAACTACCAGATATAGATTGTGCATTTACTAGTCCACCTTATTTTAGTACTGAACAATATAATAAAGGTGGTGAGAAAGAAGAGAATCAATCTTGGTTTAAGTTTAATGAGTATGAGCAATGGAGAGATAATTTTTATCTTCCAGTTGCAGAAAAGACTTTAAGTAAATCAAAATATATGTTTGTTAATATAATGGATCCAAAAATTAAGACAGTAAGATACAGGTCAAGTGATGAACTAGTTGATAGATTTAAAGATAAGTTTTTAGGTCAAATTGGTATGAGGATTATGCAAAGACCACAAGGTACTAAAAAATTTAAAACAAAAGAAGAGTTAAATACTTTTATGGCAATGACATATATTGAAAATGTATGGTGTTTTGGACAGAAAACAGACTTATTTAAACACGCAAGAGTAGGTACATTAGAGGCATTTATATAAATATGTATGCAGATAACAGTATATAAAAGATATAATGATTACATTAGTACAAATTTTCTACCAACGGAACTTGACTCGGTTAGAAAACTATGTTATATTAACAACATACAATGGTACATAATTAGTTATACGGAAAAGGAATGGAACGAATATGAAAGATTTTCTAAAAGAAATAATTAAAGAAACTGGTAATGAATATGCTAGTTTAGCAAGTGATGGCATTACTTCAGGTGATGTAACTAATTTTATAGATACAGGTTCACATTCTTTTAATGCTCTTCTATCAGGTTCAATTTACGGTGGGTTACCAGGAAACCGTATTACTGCTATCGCTGGCGAGGCCGCAACTGGTAAAACTTTTTTCGCATTAGGTATTTTGAAAAATTATTTAGATGTAGATAAAGAAGCAGGTGTAGTATTATTT